TAAGGGCTTATCCATGCGGTGTCAATAGGTGTAATACTAATTGTCATAAAGAAAGTTGGGAAGAGTGGTTGATGAAAAATGACTATTGATGTGCTTGATAACGAGCTAATTCTGTTTGATCGATTAAATGTCATTAGAGATGTTGTTGAAAAATATAGTGAAGACAAATTCTATATCTCTTTCAGCGGGGGCAAGGACAGTACGGTACTTCATTATTTATTTGATGAAGCATTGCCAAACAATACAATACCTAGAGTATATTGTGATACGGGTATTGAGTACAACGATATAAAAGAATTTGTTTATGAACTGTCTAAAAATGATGATAGGTTCATCATTTTGAAGCCTAGTCAGAATGTGAAAGCCATGCTTGAAAAACATGGTTATCCATTCAAAAGTAAAGAACATAGCCATATTTTAGCGGTCTACCAAAATAGTGGTAAAACCAAAACGGTGGATAAATATTTATCAGGAATAAGGATAAAGAACGGAAAAGAAACTGAAACCTCGTTTAAGTGTCCTAAAATTCTTGCTTATCAATTTAACCAGGATTTCAAAATTAAAGTTAGCGATAAGTGTTGTAAGAGATTTAAAAAAGAGCCATTTAAAAGCTATGAAAAGCAGAGTGGCAGAAACATCTATATAACAGGAATGCGGAAATCAGAGGGCGGATATAGAAACAACATAAATTGCATCGTTTATGACAATGACAAGCAAGTTAAAAAATTCCACCCTTTATCAAACGTTAATGACGAATGGGAAGATTGGTACATTCAAAAAAGAGGCATACAACTTTGCAAGCTGTATTATCCACCGTTCAATTTTAAAAGAACGGGGTGCAAGGGCTGTCCGTTTTCATTAAACCTACAAGAACAATTAGAAGTAATGGCAAGGTTATTACCGAATGAAAGAAAACAATGCGAAATGATATGGAAACCGATTTATACGGAGTACAGAAGACTTGGCTATAGACTTGCTGAAAATGAGCAAATAAAAATTTTTTAGAAAGGAACTAGAGATGAAAATACACAATAAAAAATTGATTCAGCCTTATTTTGATGATGTTTGGAACGGAAATAAAACATTTGAGATAAGGAAAAACGACTGTGATTATCAAATTGGGGATTTTCTAATTCTTCATGAATTGACAAATGAAACAATACAAATAGAAGGTAAAAAATTATACAGAATTAAGGCTTTGATTGATTTTGGTGATGTAAAAGCTGGAGATTTAGGCGGTTTTATAGAAAAAGAAAGTAATTTAAGCCATCTTGGTAGCGCTTGGATATATGATGATGCTAAGGTGTATGGCAACGCTGAGGTGTATGGTAACGCTTGGATATATGATGACGCTGAGGTGTGTGGTAACGCTAGGGTGTGTGATGACGCTATGGTGTGTGGTAACGCTATGGTGTGTGATGATGGTGATTATGCATGTGTTAAAGGTTTTGGAACGGAATATAGAAACACCACGTTTTATAAACAGAAAAATGGAAGTGTTGGTGTGAATTGTGGGTGTTTCACTGGCACATTAGGGGAGTTTAGAAATCAGGTTAAAAAAACAAGAAAAGGGAAAATTGAAAAAGAATATTTGATGATAGCTGATTTAATAGAATATCATTTTGCAGAAGAAGGAGAGGGATTATAATAACAAAGGAAGAGTTAGAACAATACGTGCCGTTGAAGAAATGGAGAACAGAGGCTATTAGAAATAATAGAAAAGAGGAAATTGCTATATTGGAAGAAAGAATGAAAGCCATAGAAAAGGCGATTTCAACAACATCATCTAATGTAGATGTTTATAGAGCGCTACATTACAGGTACATATTAGGGATGGAGTTAAAGGCGATTGCAAAAAAAACAAACTTCTCTATTGCGACAGTTAGCAGAAATTTGAAAAAAGGTTTAAAGATGATAAACCATGCGTAACGTTTGCATGGTATCATATAGGTGCAGTCATGGAATTGCACCTCTTTCTTTTTAATTTTATAAGGTGGATAAAATCCACCGAATAAGGCAGGGTGGAGCAGAAGGAAGCTTATCAGTCTTATTAGCTGAGGGTCGCAGGTTCAAGTCCTGCCCCTGCAACCATTTAATTTACCATGCTTCATAGCATGGATTTTTTTGAAAGGAATTAAAGAAATGATAGAAAAAATGTTAGCGATCAAAAGGGAAATATATACAACGGATTCATGGAAGCGTAGAAATGATTTACAGAAGCATTTAGATAGCTTAGAAAAAGAATGGTTTAAAAACAAGAAGGTGATAAAATAGCTAGACCAAAAAAAGAAATTGACATTAAACAATTTGAAAAATTATGTTCATTGCAATGTACACAAGCGGAGATATGTGCGTTTTTTGATATTTCAGAGAAAACACTGCAATCATGGTGCAAAAAAACGTATAATGACGGTTTTTCCCAAGTATTCGCCAAAAAGAGAGGATTAGGAAAGATATCGCTAAGAAGAATGCAATGGCAACTTGCTGAAAGAAATGCCTCGATGGCAATTTTTCTAGGTAAGCAGTTCTTGGGGCAAACGGATAAAGTTGAGCAAAGCGTTATTGATGTAACGAAGATAAATGAATTAAATGCGTCTGTGCTTGATAATATTGCGCCTACAAGAGCGATAGAGGATTTTGAAGAATAAATATACCTTGTGCGTTCAATGAGCGTCAGATGAATTATTTAAGGCGAACACTTACATCATGGCTAAATGTAGCAGAAGGCGGGAAGCGTGGGTCTAAAAACGTTCTAAACACCTATGCTTTCTGTATCAATCTTGAAACACACCCTGACAAAATACATTTAATCGCAGGTGTATCAAATGCCACGGCTAGAATCAATATTGCGGAATGTGATGGATACGGTATTTTCAATTATTATGAGGGAAGATATCGAGAGGGGAAATTTCAAGAAAAAACGTGTATTTACGTTCAGACAAAAACAGGTGAAAAGATTATACTTGTTGCTGGTGGAAGAAAGAACGGTGACGAAGCTTATATCAAAGGTTTCACAATAGGCAGTGCATATATAACAGAGGCTAATGAATGTCATGAGAATTTTCTGAAAGAAGTATTTGATAGAACGCTGTCATCTTCTAATAGAAAGATATTTCACGATTTAAATCCAAAAGAAGAGCATCATTTCTATTATACTGAAATATTAGCCTATCATGAGAAAATGCAAAAAGAAGATGATGATTACGGCTATAATTATGGGCATTTCACGATTGCCGATAATATGAGTATTTCTAATAAACGATTAAGGGAAATTTTGAAAACTTATGACAAAAATACAGTTTGGTACAAACGTGATATTTTAGGCGATAGAGCAGTAGCCGAAGGGTTAATCTTCCGTTATTTTGCAAATGATCCTGAACCATACTTGATTGATGAGAAAAAAATCGAAAAAACATTCAGTCATATTATTATTGGTATTGACTTTGGCGATAGTGGGTCAAAATATGTGTTTACAGCTATGGGTTTTAAAAATGGTTGGAAAGACTTGATAGCATTAGAAGAACATGAGATAGAAAAAAGCAATGGGATAGATGCTAAAAGACTTTGTAACGAGTTTATTTTGTTTTATAGACGTGTTTTAGAAAAATGGGGGTATGTAGAATGGATATTCTGTGATAGTGCTTCTAACACCCTTATAAATACGCTTAGAAGTGCAGCAAAAGAAAACAATCTAAGATACAGCAATATTGCAGGTGTAGTCAAGAACGAAGTAAGGGAAAGACCGCAAATGGTTGACTTGCTACTTTGTACAGATAGATTGAAAATCAATCGAAAATGCAAAGGAATAATTAAAGCATTGTCAAGGCTGAAATGGGATGAGAAAGAGCCAGACATTCCGGAAGATTTAAACATTGATAATATCAATGATATTTGGGATAGCTTCTGTTACACGTTCATTACACATACGAAATATATAGAATTAAAACGATAGACGGGGTGATAGAATACAAAATTTTATAACAAGCTTTTTAGCTAAAAAAGGATATAGAGTTGATATAAATGCGCTAGATAGTATTATTGACGTAACAAATAAATGGTACACAAATGAGGCATTGCCTTTTCATAAGGCGATGACAGTCAATGGCGAAAGATATGATTTAGAAAGAACGAACTTTGCTAAAAGACTATGTGCTGATGACGCCAATTTAATAGAATGTGCAGAAATAAACGCTAGTCAAAGCAATGAAATAAACGATCTCATCAATAAAGTGCTAGACGACAATAATTTCAAGGTGATGTATCGAAAACAAGTTGAGCAAATGTCGGCAAATGGAACTGTCGGTGCTTATATCAGAATAGACAATGCAGACATATTAGATGATGGTACTTTTATCAATGGAGAAATCATTATAGAATATTGTGATACATTAAATATCGTTCCATTAACAGTTATTCACAATCAGATAATCGAATGTGCATTCACAGGTCATGATATCGAGGATAATAAAGACGTTTACACCTTAATTATTTTCAAAATAGAAAACGGGCTATACAAATGCGAGAACTATCAATTTGATGAAAACGGCAGAGAGCTTGTCAACAGAACACAGATTGTAGAGTTAAGCGATGTCAAGCCTTTTGCGATTATGCGAACAGCTGAAAATAATAACATGAAAATGAAAGGATACGGCTATCCGAAATTATGGAGTGCTATTCCTTGCCTTGAAATCATTGACCTTGTTATGACGATGTGGAAAAGAGATTTAGACAAGTCTGATAAAATTGTTCTTATAAATGAAGAACTGTGCAAACGGAATGAGGAAGGTGAAGTCATACCACCAACCAAAGAAATGAAAAAAATCTTCGTTCAAGTCGGAAGCGAGAAATTGCCCGAGGAAAAAGCGATGTATCAAGAATATAATCCAACTGTTCGTATTGATGAAATTGAAAGGTCGTTAGAGCTGTCCTTGTCAATGCTCTCGATGTCGTTCGGATTCGGTACAAAAAAATATACTTTTGAGCAAGGCAGAATATTGACCGCTACCGAATATGTAGGCGATAAACAAGACAGCATGCAGGAAATCAACAAACAAAGAGATGAGAGCATACAGTATATCAAAGATATAGTTCATGCAATTGTCTATTTCTACAATATCAATAATCAGTCTAATATCATGGTTGATGAAATTAAAGTTGACTTTGATGACAGCTACATCGAAGATAAACAAGCTATGGCTAAAAGGATGAGAGAAGACGCTATTGCTTTTGAAAGCAATACACTTAAATTGTGGTACTTGATGAAGCAGTATAATCTTACAGAAGAAGAAGCTCAAAAAATCATCTTGGAGATAGAATCAAATTTCCAAGATGATGGCGATGGTGATGAAGAATGAGAGATGAAGAAAATCTTGAAGAAAATGCACAAGAACTTATTGACCTAGCACAGTTGTTTGAAATGGCTTTGTTTGTCGGCATGCTAGGAGAGATAAAAAAATGTTTGAATAGCCAATCCACAAAAAGCGAATGTATTTATCGTATTAGAAAAATGGTAGCAGCGAAAACAAAACAATTTGCAAAAGATACTAGTCAAGGCATTAAAGAAGTGGTTAAAAAGGGCAATGACATCAGTTATAAAGGATTCAGAAAGAAAGTAAAGAAGATGGTTAAATATGATGAGATTACCGAAATTTATGCTAAAAAAACACAGAAAGAATTTAAGAAATACCTCAAAACAAGAGGTATAGCATACGGTAATCAAACACCTACACAGTTCTTTACTAGCTTTATCGAAAAACATTTAGATGATGTATTAGAGGGTAGAATGCCGATTGAAAAGGCGATAGAGAGTGCTATAACGGAAATGTCTAAGAACGGAATAAGACTTGTCCAATATGATAGCGGTGTTAGAAAAAACGTAGATGTTTGGGTACGTCAACAGATGATATATGCACAAAGGGAAAGCGTGCGTGATTTAACTCTGAAAATCGCCAAAGAAAATGGTGTAACTATATTCGAATTTGATGCTCATGCAAATGCCCGACCTAGCCATCAAAGGTGGCAGGGGAAAAGGTTTGACATAACCGGCAAGGAATATCCGACAAAAAAGCAGTTATGCAATGATGAAGATGAAGATTATGGCTGTCTGCATAGGTTCTATCCTGTGTGGGACAAAAAAGACAAGTATTCTTATTCAAAAGATCAATTGAAAAATATCAATACACAGCCGTTTGAATGGAATGGCAAATTGTATGATGGATATGAAGCTAAACAGAAAGCTCGTTCAATGGAACGTGATATACGTCAATTAAAGCGTGAAAAGAATTTAAGAGAGCTTGAAGGCTTAGACACAACAGATATAAAAGCTCGTCTAAGGGTCAAAAACAAGCAATATAGAAGCTTTATGGAAAGATTTGGTACTTATCCAAGAAATAACAGAATACGAGTTGTTAAATAAAATTTTAGCATATTTTAGTTTTTGATTATTGATTTTATATATTTAAAGCTTTATAATGGTAGTAGCTAAGGGGTTGCTCCCCCTTAACTACTTAAAGCTTTACAGCTTTTCTATGAGGCTTATAAACCTTTGAAGATTGGTAGTTCTGCAAGGTTTCAAGCCTTTTTTGTTGCACCATATCAGGTACATATTCCGTAAGTTCATTTTATCACCTCCCTCACCTTACATATACTATTATAAAGCATTTGCTTAATTTTGTCAATAGTTTAGTTAATTATTTGCTATATTTTTTTAATTAAAGTATTGATTTAATTAAATGATTGCTTTATAATTATATGTGAAAGTGAGGTTACATATATGGCAACAGAAAAACAAATAAAAGCGGTTATTGCACAAGCTTCTACAAATCAAAAGAAACTAGCTGAAAGTATCGGTATGACCCCTGCAAACTTTAATCAAAAATTAAAAAGATGTACTTTTACCGATGAAGAATTAAAGGAGATTGCAAACGAACTCGGAGCAACTTATCATTGTTATTTTGAATTTGAAGATGGTACTAAAATATATTAGTAAAAGAGCCTTATCCCAATTTAAAGGGATAGAGCTTTTTTAGTTTAATGCTTAACTTTAGCCTATTTTTTTGTTTTTTCTTTTAAAGTTGATAAACCATGCGTAACGTTTTCAAGTTAAAATAAGTGTAGTGAGAAATCACTTCCCTTATCAGCGTAGAAGATACGCTTTATAAGAAACTTTATAGGAGGATTTATATGAAAAACATTAGTGAAATTTTAAAATCAAATGGAGTTGAAGTATCTGATGAACAGTTAAAAGCTATCAATAGCGAAGTAGTGGAAAACTACAGAACAATCACTGATTACAACAAGCAGAAAGATAAACTTGAACTATCTGAAAAGAAGTACAAAGATACCCAAAAAGCATTTGAAGATTTTAAACAAGGATTTGAAGGAGTGGACATTGCAGAACTCAAAGGAAAAGTCGACACCTTGACGAACACGATTGAAACTCAAAAGGGGGATTATGAAAAAAAGATTGCGAAAATGAACCTAGATTCTTTGTTAAATGAAATCGCAAAAGAAAAAGGGTGCAAGGATTATGAGCTTGCACAAAAAATGATTGATTATGAAGCTCTGTTATCTTCTAAAAATCAAAAAGAAGATATTGAAAAGCAATTTGCCACTTTAAAAGAAAACAAGCCTATTTTGTTTGAGGCAGAAAAGCCAAATGGTAAAAAAGGCGGGGTCATTCTCCCTAGCGGCGGAAATGGCGAAGAAGTACAAACAGATTTGAAAAGTGCATTAAAAGATTATTACAAATAGAGGGGGAATATAAATAGCAATTACATTAGAAGAAGCTAAGGTTGGTATGACTAACAAAGTCGACCAAAATGTGATTGATGAGTTTAGAAGAAGCTCGTTATTATTAGATATGCTGACATTTGATGATACGATTTCACCAGGCACAGGTGGTAGCACATTAGGATATTCATACATCATGCTGAAAACACCTAGCACTGTTGCAACACGTAAAATCAATACAGAATACGCACCGGGAGAAGCCAAGAGAGAAGAAAAGACTTCAAAAGCTATTATTCTTGGTGGGACATTTGAAGTCGATCGTGTTATTGCGGAAACAGATGGTGCAGTAGATGAAGTACAGTTCCAATTACAAGAAAAAGTAAAGGCAGGGTCAAACTACTTCCATAATTTAGTTATCAATGGAACAAAAGAAACAAGTGGTGATGGCTATGTTACAGAAACATTTGACGGCTTGAAAAAGCTTTTGTCAGGTTCTGAAACCGAAATCACGAGTGAATCAGATTTATCAACATCAGCATTAGTAGATACAAATTACAATTCATTCTTAGACGAATTGGATGCGTTCTTATCGACATTGGATGGAAAACCTAGCATTTTACTGATGAATAACAAAATGCTGACAAAAGTAAGAGCTTGTGCAAGACGTGCGGGCTATTATGACAGAACTAAAAATGATTTTGGACAGTTTGTGGAAACATACAATGGCATTCCGATGATGGATACAGGTGTGTATTATGACGGTACAAGCACAAAAGATGTTATTGAAACAACTGCACCAAGTTCAAGCGCATATGGTGAAACTTCTATTTATGCGGTTTCGTTAGGCTTAAATGCTTTTCATGGAATTTCAATTGACGGTTCAAAGATGTTAAGAACATACTTGCCAAACTTTAAAGAACCAGGTGCTGTAAAAAAAGGTGAAGTTGAATTGATTGCCGGTGTAGTGTTGAAAAACTCCAACAAGGCAGGCGTTTTAAAAGGTATCAAGATTTCGCCAAAATTGACAGCTGCTAAATAAATGAAAAGGGGAGTTAGATATGAACAATTTAGTTGATTGGGAGTATTACAACTCCCATTTTCCTAATCTAAGCGAAGAAGATTTTAAAAAGACTTTTTATAAGGCTGAAAGAGTAGTTTTAAAGCGTGTTTCTAAAAACGTGGACAATTTATCAGAAGAAGAAAAAACAAGTGTCAAAGATTGTATATGCGATATTATCAATAATGTTTTCGGAACAAACAATGCTAAAGGTTTAGCAAGTGTTTCAAATGATGGATATTCAGAATCCTATGTCAATATGACAGAAGAACAGCAGGAACACAGAATAGAAAGCATTATCAAAATGTGGCTAAATGACTTAGGAATTTTGAAAGGACATTTTATAGCTTTTTGATGTTCAACGATACGATTACCATATACAATCACTACTATGATAAATTGACGAAACTAGACAGATGGAATAGAACGATTTTAAAAGGCGTTATGTGGCGTCAAACAACTACTAAGACAGTGTCTAGCAATAAGATACAAATTGACGATAGTATATCTATCACTATACCGCATAGAAGCGGTTATTTAAGCCCACAGAAGTATATTCAAATGCCTAATGATAAAATGTCTGATTATTGGACAATCAACGCTGAAAACAATGCGGACATCATTGTTTTAGGGGAAATCAATCAAGACTTGACAGATAGTTATACGTTAAGAGAACTAAGAAAAGACTATGATAATGTTGTAACTGTGATGGCGGTCAGCGATAATTCACGTGTAGATCATTTAAAACATTGGAAGGTAACTGCTAAATAAGTAATGTAGAAATCAGATTCGAAATTCATGGCTTAAAAAGAATAATGCAGGACCGAGGCTTGCAGGTTGGCGGGCGTGTTCAGAAATATATTGACAATGAAGTTATCAGATTGATGGCATCTTACACGCCAAAAGAAAGCGGAGCATTGATTGACAGTGCCGAGAAATTAACAGATATCGGCAGTGGTGAAGTCAAACAAGGCGGTAAATCAGTGCCTTATGCTAGGAAATTGTATTATTATGAAAAATCACCGGGTGCAAGAGGCGTGAGATGGTCAGGAGGAGCGCCAAGAGGCTCATATTGGTTTGAACGAATGAAAAATGAAGGTGGAGCTAAAGCTATCTTGCGAGGTGCAATCAGAGAGGCGGGTGCTAAAAGATGACGGTAGCACAAGCAATCAAGGATTGGCTCTATAATTTTCCAAAGTTGGATATTGACGAAAGGATAAGCACAGAACTTCTTCCAGCTGAAGCGGTGGCTTATGCTTTATCTAAAAGCCCAAATAACATTGTAGAACAATTTGTGGATGGAAGTGAAAAAAGAACAGAATACTATACTTTTTTTGCAAGACAGTACACACAAATTGAAACAGAGAGAAATAGCAATGATGAATTTCTTGAAGAATTTGGAGAATGGGTCAATGAAAGAAACTTTAATGGGGATTTGCCAATCTTGGACAATAACAGATATTGCGATAATATATCAGTTTCAAGCGGTTTTTATCTTTTTGAAACAGAAGAAAATCAAGGTATCTACTCATTTACAATCGAAATTATTTATCGGAAGGAGAGATAGAAATAGAAGAAAAGTTTAAATCAACAACAGGAACAGAAGTAGCTAATGGATTAACCGTTAAAAAATATATGATTGGCTTGTTTCTTCAAATTGAAGATGTTTATAAGCGAATTAAAAAATCAACAACTCTTGAAATTGCGGTTGAAGCCAATACCGAAGAGCAAGACTTCATTGCGGATAAAACGCCGACAGAGTTATTGAAAAATTATGGGGTTTCATTAGCACAAGACTTAGCAATGATTAAAGGTGAAGAAGATTTTGAATTTATTTGGGAGAAGTTCTATAACGCTATTCCAAACAATGAAGAAGTGAAAACAAAATGTATGATCGTGTTTATGTTTGACGGTGATAAAACCACAGGCTACAAGGCGTGGGAAACAGAAGCTAAAATCACTTTCGAAAACTTGAACGGTGTTGATTCAAAAATTAACTTCACAATCAATTTTGGCGATATTGAAAAAGGTATCGCTACAATGACAGATAATGTACCTACATTTACTAAAGGAGAATAGGAAGAATGGCAACTTTATTTTATAACGGAAAAAGATATGATTTACCCAAGAAAACAATGGCGATTGTTGAAAAAGAGGATTTAATGCATACTAAATCAGCTTCATTAGTAGAAGCATATCAAAAACAATTCGATTATATCAAGGCATTATTTTCGGAAGAAGTGATGAATGATATTTTTGGAACATCTGATTTAGATGAAATTGATATGACGGAATTGACTTTAGTTTGCAACATGGTTCATAGTGCCTATATGCAGAAAATCGTAGAACATCAGAAAAAAGAAAGTGAAATGATGGCAAATAATAAGGCACTTGAAAAAATTATCAGTGTGGGAAAATCAGTAGAAAAAATGATGGAAATTAAAAATAAATGATTGATTTAAGAAAAAAAGGCTTACCTGATACTGTCTTAACGATAGATGGTAAGCCTGTTAAACTAAATACGGATTTTCGAGCATGGATTCAGTTTTGGGTAGATTTACAAAATGATGAAAATGATAGGGATATATCTTATCTTTTCGTAAACGAAGCCCCAAACATTGATGACTATATATTATACCAATTACAAATGTTTTTATACAATCCCTCTGAAACGCCAAAAAACGATGAATATGCAAGCGAAAAGATACTAGATTATGTGCTAGATGGAGAATATATATTCTCGGCTCTGTACGCCGTTTATGGCATTGATATAACTGAAATGGATATGCATTGGCATAAGTTTCAAGCACTGTGCAATAACGTTATCGGAGATAGTACGTTATGGGGATATGCAAAGTCAATGCGAGGATATACAAAGCCCTCTAAGTCTGATACTTTTGAAAAACAAAATGCGAGGGCTAAAGAAAGATGGTCATTCCCGATTAAATTGACTGATGAGGAATTAAGATTAAAGAATGAATTTGATGATTATTTTGGATAGGTGGTGGTTCATGAATACCTGATGGAAGCTTAGTATTTGATACAAAAATTGATTCATCTAAATTAAAAAAAGGATTACAAGATATAAGTAGTGAAACAAAGGTAACTAAACAAGATACCGAACAGATGAATGACAGTTTAAAAAAAATAGATAAAATATCTTTTGAAAATATCAAGGAAAATCTAAAAAATACTGCTGATGGTGTTAAAGATGTATTAACGCAATCAATAGAATCAAGAACAGGTTTAACAGGATTAGAAGATAAACTTGCGCAGATAGTTCCAAGTGGTAAATTTCTAGCGGTTTCTACTGCCATAGGTGCTATCGGAATTGCTTCTGTTAATTCGGCTTCACAAATTGAAGTTGCAATGAGAAGATTTCAAGTACAAACAGGTATTGCAAACAATGAACTAGGGTTATATGAAGAACTTATGTTGTCCATATATCGTGGAAATTATGGGGAATCTATTGAAGATGTAGCTGATAGTATGGGTAAAGTGAAGCAGCAATTTGATAATTTAGATACCAATGAATTTCAAGATATCGTTGAAAACGCATTAACGCTTCGTGATACCTTTGATATGGATGTTAACGAAACACTTAGAGGAACAAAGCAGTTAATGGAACAGTTTGGGATAAGTGGTTCGGAAGCTATGGATTTGATTGCTAGTGGTGCTCAGAATGGTTTAAATTATACAGATGAACTAGGGGATAATATTGCTGAATATGCTGGAAAATTTGCTCAAGCTGGGTATAGTTCAGAAGAATATTTTCAACTTTTAAAAAATGGGACAGAAGGCGGAGCATATAATCTTGATAAAATAAACGATGCCATTAACGAAGTAACGACTAGATTAGCAGATGGAACTATTGAAGAAAACCTTGAATTGTTTTCTAGTAGGACAGCCAATGTATTCAATGCATGGAAAGAAGGTAAAGCTACACAAAAAGAAGTTATAAATAGCATTATAAACGATATTTCGTCGTGCACAAATGAACAAGAGAAATTGACAATGGCAGCTACAGCCTTTGGTACAATGGGCGAAGATTCAAACGCTAAGTTTGTTGAATCGTTATTACCTGTTGGTGATACTTTCAAAGACATTGAAGGTACAATGAATGATGTCAAAGAAACAGCATCAAGTGGATTAGGTGCTTCATTGGAATCATTGAAAAGAAGTTTTGAAACTTTGTTAGTACCGTTAGGAGAATTATTTATTCCTGTGTTGGTTAAAATTATTGATTTCTTATCTTGGATTATTAGTCTTATCAGTGATGTGATAAGTATTGTTGCAGGATGGGTGATAAATTGGGAGGAAAGTTTAGCTTTTCTTCAAGAATTATGGGACACATTTGCACAGTGGTTTGATGAAGGGGTTAAGGCTGTTGTAGATGGATTTACTAAAGATTTGCAAGGATTATTAGATTGGTTTGTTAATACATTCGGTCCGATACTAGTGGATATATTTAAAATGGTATCAAATATATTTGGTGGAATGGTAAATGGAGTTTTAGGATATGCTAAAACGTGGCTTAATGGAATAAAGAATATTATTAATAATATTATGGGAATTTTCAACGGTATAATCACATTTATTAAGGGTGTTTTCACGGGAAATTGGAAGCAAGCATGGAATGGCGTTAAACAAATTTTTAGCAACATTGTAAGTGGGTTTGTTAATATTATTAAAACACCAATCAATGCAATGATTGACCTTGTCAATGGCTTTATAGGTGGATTAAACAATATTAAAATACCTGATTGGGTTCCATTGGTTGGTGGTAAGGGATTAAGCATACCTACTATCCCTAAACTTGAAAGAGGCGGTATCTTGAAAAAAGGACAGGTCGGATTATTAGAAGGTAATGGAGCGGAAGCAGTTGTACCACTTGACAGAAATAAGGCATGGATTAGAGCAGTTGCTAAGGATATGGCGTTTATTATGCCTGAAAGTACAAGAAATTCGTACAATCAAACCAATAACTTCTATACACCAGTTGAAACTCCTGATAAGGTCGCAAGAGCGTTGAGATTGCAACAACGATACGGATTGGCAGGTGCTAAATAATGAGTGTAGTGTGCAGAATTGTCAGAGATGACGGAAAAGAATTTAATATTGATAACAAGGCATGGAAAATACCAAGTGACGGTTTAGAGGGGTGGGATTACATCACCCCCGAAATCGGCACAAGTGCTAGAGCGTTTGGAGATGGTTCGTACATTTCTTCTAAAATTGTTACGGAGCAGGATAGAACAGTAACAGCGATATTGACGAATAAGAACCTTAATTCAATCATGCGAGATGTCGTACGTTCATTCTTTGGTGTGAAAAGAAGCTTTAAAGTTTATTTAACTTATCAAGGAACAATTAGGTGGTGTGAGGGAGAGTTAGTTGCTTTTTCATTACCCACCAACAACATTTATGAACCGTTGAAACTGACATTTACTATTCTATGTCCACAGCCTTATTTGTTAAGTGTAGATGAATTTGGCAAGAACATAGCGGAAGTTATGCCAAGATTTGGTTTTCCATACGTTTCACTTGTTAATAGTGGTTTTTTATTCAGTGAATATAAATTTGCGAAGGAAGTCATTCTTGATAACGATGGAGATGTAGAAACTTATGCCAAGATTGTTATTTCAGCTAATGGGGATGTAACGAATCCGATTATCAAGAAAGACGATAAATTCATTAAAATTTTAGATAAAATGGTGGAAAATGATGTTATTGTGATTGATTTAGTCAAAGAGCCTCCGACGGTCGAGAAAAATGGCAAGAGTATTATCGGAAAAACCACTAGAGATAGTTCTTTTGAAAAAATGAAGTTGAATATAGGCAGTAACACCATATCATTTGACGCTGAATTTGGAAGCAACCTATTAGATGTTACAATTTACTACAATCAAAGATACGGGGGAATGTAAATAGAGTTTAAAGCACTGGACGAAAAATTAAATCTTGTTTCCCTATTATCTCCCACGAATGTTCAATGGAACAGAAAATACTATGAGGCAGGAAATTTTGTGATTGAGATATCAGCTAATCAATATTTAACTGATATGGCATATATTTATTGTTCAGAAAGAGCAGAGGTAGGAATGGTACAAAAGGTTTCACGAGAAGAAACGGGTAATGGTAAAATGGTTCAGTTAAGTGGCTTCTTTCTTGAAAAAAAGCTAGATGATAAAATTGTTTATCCCACTTTTTATGGCAGTGGAGAAATCACAGCAGTGCTAAGGCGTATGATAGAAACTTATAAAGAAGATATCGCTATAGAGATTCAATTAGCACGTGATACAGGCTCTAAGGTTGATTTTCAAGCAACTGGTGACGAATTAAGCAAGAAAGTATATGAAGTTCTACATACTCAAGAAATGAGCTATAGAGTAACATATGACTATTTGAATAATAAATTGCTTCTAATGTTTTATAAAGGCGAGGATAAGACACAAGATAGTGATAGCGATAGCTTTATTACTTTTTCAACAAGTTGGCATAATATCCAAAATTCGATAGTCGATGTAGATCATTCGAATTATAAGAACTTCTTTATCGTGGCAGGCATAGGAGAAGCCGAAGAACGTATAACAGTTGAAGTTGATTTATCAAATGGCGGTTACAAGAAAAAATTATTTGTCGATTCAAGAAATACTCAATATGATTCAAAAGAACAAACGCTTGAACAGTATAAACTAGAGCTTAGACAACAAGGATTGGAAAAAGCATTGGATTATGAGATTATAGAGAATGTGTCATTTACAGTCATTCCAAGTGGATATAAATATCTTGAGGATTATGATCTAGGAACGAAATGCGATGTAATGATAGATGATATAGGTATGTCATTTCAAACACGCATTATTGCGATATATGAAGTTTTTAAAGAAGGAAAGCATGAAATAGAATTAGAAGTTGGAAATCAAATCAAATCCAACTATCAAACATTGAGAATATAGAAAGGAGAATGTTAATAGCTAAAATTACTGCATTTCCATACGATTCGCAGATTAGCGAATATGCAATTGACGGAACACCTATTTATGACAGAGCGATAGGAAGCTCCATTTTTAGGGATTTGTTTTTGAAATATTTTACGGAAGGGGTGTTCCCTAATCCGTCAACATCGTTTCAAGTAAATGAAAATTCTACACAAGGAGCGATTGTTAAATCAGGATTTGCGAATATTCGAGGGGTAACAGTTATTGATGAAACAGACACAGAGATCGCCTTTGAAAAAAGTGATACACTAGATAGAATTGATAGAGTGGTATTAAGGCATGATGATACAATCAGTGTTAGAAATACTTCTATCGTTGTTTTAAAAGGGACACCTGCGAGCAATCCTCAACCGCCCGCTATCACAAGGAATAAGACGATTTGGGATTTATGTCTTGCGGAAGTCAGAATTATTAAAAACTCAAAAGCTGTCGCACAGTCAAATATTACTGATACACGGCTAAATAGTCAATTATGTGGAATTGTAACAAGCACAATTAAAACGATTGATACAACAACATTATACAATCAAGTTAAGAATGATTTTGATAATTTCAGAAATCAGCAGCAATCAGAATACCATGAAATGATAGAAGGCAAGGGAAATGAATTTGATATATGGTTTAATTACATTAAGGATATGCTTGGCGAAGATGTTGCAGGTTCGCTTCAAAATCAAATTCTTGATTTAAAAGAAGAGATGGGCACTCTAGACGAAGTGTATGCTAAAAAGACAGATGTCTATACAAGAGAAGAAACGAACAATATAGCTAATACAAAGCAAAACAAAGTTCTTTTTGGAACAACACCTCCATCAAATGATATGGGTGTAGATGGGGACATCTACATTCAAATTGAGGGATAGCATATGGCATACGGTTCATGGAGTTCGTATAAGTGGGAAGAAATATGGAATAACGGTTCATATGCACTAGATGTCCAATGGCGATATAGAGTAGACCCTATCAATAATCTGATTTGGTATTCTGCTTGCGAATGGAGAATTAGAAAAGTTGCTGATAATTATTTTTATAACGAAAAATGTCCTATTGGCATGGGTGTCCTTACCGAAACACGTGTAACGGGAACAACTAGAGTTCACTTAGGCGAAGCATCTTCGGTAAGTTATGATTTTAAAGATGTTGGAAGAGAAATACAGGCGAATTCAAATGGTGTAGCAGGTGGTGTATATTATTTACATGTATATTGTAAGCCTAGCGGTGTAACAGGACCAGTGCCGACGGGGTGGTACACAAAAGACATAACCGATAAACTGCCTAAGATTGATAGGAGCGGCGGCACTACTACCGTTAGTTTGAAGTCGAAAACATATAATAGTATTACGGTCAATTATGAATCTAGTGTATTAACCACTCTCATTCAATACCGAATTGATGGCGGTGCATGGATAGATGCAGGTGTTGAGTTAAATACAAGTGGCGGTGGGAAAACGTCATTTACCATTAGCGGATTATCCCCTAACACAGCTTATAAATTAGAATTTAGACACAGACGAAATTACAACCAAGTTTATTCAAGTTCAAAATCTTTAGATGTTACGACTAACAAACCTAATCCGCCTAGTGTACGCGATTTAACACTTACTAGCAATGTATATAATGCACAATCGTATAGTTGGAGTGGTGCTTATGGAATAGGACACCCAAGCAATCGTTATGGCACATATGAATATCGTGTTAATGGTGGTGATTGGCAAAGTACAAGCACATCATCTGCAACATTAAATTGTAGTCCTAATACATCATATAAGTTTGAAGTTAGGCTTAGAGATTACTACGGTCAATATTCTTCTATTTTAACCAATAGTGCAACAACACCAAAACCATTAGCACCTACAAAAGGGAAAGTTGATGTGAGCGAAATAACAACCAATCAAGCGACTATCACAATTAGTGGCTTCAAATTAGGTGAAGGCGCTTCAAGTGGCTCTTATAGGTATCGTTTGAATGGTGGAAGTTGGATTGATATAGGGAATAAAACAACCTATACAATTACTAATTTAGACGAGGAAACCACCTATAAATTAGAAGTTCAAATGGTAGATAACTATGGAACTGCTAGTTCTAGTGCAAGTGCAACTTTTACAACGTTATCAGAACAGCTTAAATTTTATATCAAAGTCAACGGTCAGCAGAAATTAGGGAAAGCTTCCCTAAAAGCTGATGGTAATTTCAAAAAAATAAAAAGTGTGTATAAAAAAGAGAATGATATTTGGATAAAAAAAGCGTGATAAATAGAAGATATCAATTCAAAATATAGGGGGGGATTTAATAGAGATTGTAAATTTTATCATTGGGATATTTGTCGGTATAGCAGGACTATGGATAACTTATCTGACATATTCAAGAGGAACACGGAAAATTGAAAAAGAGGAAACATCTGTCATGGTATCGTTGAAGGCTGATATGAAATATTTATCGCAACAAATAAACGATGTCAGGCAGTCAGTTGACAGAATTGATAGGAACTTTAGCGGATTAGTTGAAAGGATGGCAACTGTTGAGGAATCAACAAAAAATGCTCATAAGCGTATCGGCGAATTATGGGAAAGGGTGAATGAGCTTGGCAGAAAATAAGAAACGCTCTAATAAAGCTGATATTTTGAAGAAAGTATGTCAAAAATCATGACAGAATTAGAAGAGTTTCTTTTATGTATGATGAAGATTTTAGAAGAGATGAGAACATCATCGGATTTTGAAAAAGAACGTGAAATGATCAAGGGCAAACTAAGAGAAATGTTTTCTTTGTATCAAGAAAAAAGTAATTAAGTAAGTATAGAGATATACTTACTTTTTCGCTAAAAATATAGTATAATAAAAGAAAAAAAGGAGTGATTTAATAAATTGGAAAACAAGAATTAAAAATCCAATTTTTTGGGTTCAGGTAGGTGGCGCATTTATATTAACCGCATTAACTTATCATTCAATGCAACCACAAGATATGACGTCATGGGCGGGGTTATTCAATGTTGTAAAAGGAGTTTTTCTTAACCCTTATCTATTAGGTCTATGTATATGGAATATGTGGAGTGCAGCGAACGACCCTACGACTAAAGGCGTAAGAGATAGTGCGTTAGCAATGACTTATGACGAACCTAAGAAGGAGGAAAACAAACATGAGTAAAAAATTATATTTTAGTCCATCAAGTCAACCTGAAAATAGGTATGCGTATGGGAACACGAACGAACAGGAACAATGCAATAAAATTGCTTTGGAATGTGTAAAAGTAGCCAAGAGATGTGGTTTTCAGGCTAAAACAAACACAAATAGCGATATGTACGGTAGAACAAAAGAATCTAATGACTGGGGTGCAGATTTACATATGCCAATCCACACAAACGCAGCTAATGGAAAAGTACAAGGTACTAGATTATTTAGTTTTGATGCTAAAGGAACAGGCTATAAAGTTTGTCAAGAGATTATGAAAACATTATCCCCTATCACACCCGGAACGAGTGATAGTATTACTGTTCAATCGTTTTATGAAATCACAAATGCGAATGCTCCGACGGCTTATATTGAAGTTGCGTTCCATGATAACGTAGAAGAAGCTAAATGGATCATCAGCCATACTAAAGAGATTGCAGAAGCGATTGTTAAAGGCATATGTAATTACTATGGCGTTAAGTATGTATCTGAAAGCGTAAGCAAACCATCAAAGCCAACTACACCAAGCACTGAAAAATCAGATTTAGAGCTTGCTTGTGAAGTGTTAGAAGGTAAGCACGGCAAGGGTGAAGATAGAGAAAAGAAATTAGGTTCACGCTATTCTAAAGTACAGAGCATCGTTAATTTTATGATTGAATGTCGTGATAAATCAGCGGAACAGATGGCTTCTTATGTATGGCAAGGTAAATTCGGCAATGGCGATTTAAGAAAACGAGCAATCAATTTATGCAATCATTCCTATAACGCTGTTCAAAGCCTTGTAGAGCGAGGTATCGGTAAACCTAGTGAAAATGTATATTACACAGTAAAAAAAGGTGATACACTATCACAAATTGCCTCTAGGTACAATACAAGCGTTAATGCTATTGCTAAATTAAATGGCATTAAGAATGTTAATTTAATTAACATTGGACAAAAATTAAGAATTAAATAGAAAGACACCTTATCCCTTTAAATTGGGGTAAGGTGTTTAACTTTGTAAAAAAAATAAAAAAAATACTTGACTTATTCACGTGATACGTGTATAATATATTTGTAAGGTTGAGATAGGCAGAAAGGAAAAATAAATGATAGTCAAATTATTCATAGCACTGCTTCAACTACTAGAAAGCAACTATGAAGTCGAAAAAGTAACTATCGTAGTAAAGAAACAAAATAAAAAGAGATAGACCATCTCTTAATCAGCACAATTAAATAAAGTCCTATCTCCAATCTTACTTTAACACAATTAGGACAAAAAGTAAAGAAAAGAGGGAAAGAAAAATGAGCATAACAGAAGCTAAGGCTAAAGCCAACGCTAGAAGTCAAAAAAAGAATGATAAGACATTCACTTTGAAATTATCAAGAAATCTTGATAAAGATATGATAGAATGGCTTGAAAGTCAAGAAAACAGAAATGCGTATTTAAAAGATTTAATTAGAAAAGATATGAAATAAAAAGCACCAACGCTTAAATATAGCGTTTCTAGGTGCTTTTTTAAATATAAACTCGACACTTTTTCGACACTTTGCGGGTCAAAAACAGGTTAAAATCGCTTAAATACTGTATGCTATACAATTTAGAAAAATGCTCAATATATCAAGTTATTTTGGCATTGTATGAATGGCGAAGAAGAAGGGATTTGAACCCTCGATGGATTTCTATATAGATATATTGTTTTTAAAATATGTTGATATTATCAAGATATTTTAATTTAAGATTTTTGTGTTTTGAGTTTTTGACACTTTTTCGACACTTTGAGAATTAAAGATTTTATCAATGGTTTCTATCTTTTGTTCAATGCTAGCATGTGTATATACACTTAAAGTCGTATCTGCTGAGCTATGACGCATCAATTCTTGAGCAGTTTTGATGTTAGCATTGTTCATCACAAGATTAGTTGCATATGTATGACGCAACATATGAAAGTTGTAGTTTATACCTATCCTTTTTGCAATTTTGTGAACAAATCTATACATTACCGCAGGATTGATGTATGAGCCTTCTTCACTACATATAACAATATCATACGGATTTATAGAGAACCATGATTGTAAATCGTTAATAAGCGGTTGAGGTAATGGGATAGTCGCTTTAGATCCTTTACTTTTCATATCAGAAACAACTTTAAAATCAGTAACCTTTTTATTGTAGTAAACAAGTTTTTTGTTAATCGATACTAACCTATTTATTAAATCAAAATCAGATTTTTCTAATGCACAAACTTCTGAAACCCTAAGACCACAATAATAACCAAGTTTCATAGCTATGATATAAGATTGCGTTCTAAAAGTATTTTTTGATTCCAAAATTTTGATAATCTTATCAAAGTCATCTAAGTCTAATGCTTTCTTTTCACGTTTATTTTCAACACCAGTGATTTTTACATATGCTAGAGGGTCGCTGTCAATATAGCCACTTTGGATAGCATATACAATAACTCTTTTTAATGCTTTGCGAATATTTTTGTTTGTTTCAATCCCCTTATCACTTCTGTTATTAAAAAAACCTTGCAAGATGCCATAATTTATATTAACAATGGGATAAGCGCCTAATTCTTTACTTACATATTTAAAATCTTTGATGGAATTGATGATTGTATTATCTTGGTATAATTTCGCATTGACTTCAATAAATTCTTTATACACTTCATCTAATGTTAATTTAACTTCTTTTTTTATGATACCATAGTTTAGCAATTCGTTTTTCTTTTCTGTTTCGTGGTCCTCAGCTTGCTTTTTAGTAATGAAACCACTTTTTGAATATCTGCTTGGTATTCCGTAAATGTTTGTATAGTTAAAATAGACTTCATACACAAAGCCTTTTTTAGCCTTTCTGCTGTTTCTTTTCCTAATTGACATAAAAGCACATCCTTTCGATTATATTTGCCTAGAACGTACTTTTATGCTAAAATTGAGTACGTAAAAGGACTTTTGTAGGTTGTTTTACATTTGGAGATATTGCCAGTATCTCTAGACCATCCTATTGCGAGTAGGGTGGTTTTTTGCTATAATTTTGTTAGTCCTAAGTTACCCGTTGGGGTTTGGGGCTTTTTTAATAACATTTTTTACAAGGTGTATAGCCCCTTGCCTGAGCGTCATCTTTTGATATTTCAATTGGATTTTTCATATTGCTGCATCCGGGTCTACTGTGATATTTTTTTCCATTTCCTGAACCTGCAATATACACATAATCAATAACCTCATCGACTGGAGCATTGACTTCGTTTTTATTAGTAGATGGTTCTTGTTGAGGTTCAGTGTTATGACTTTTTTCTTGAGCTTCTGTTGGTTGCTCATTTTTTATTTGTGCTTGTTCTTCCTTTGGTTTCTTGGTATCAGTAGGTTTGTCATCTATAGCTTCAGCTTTATTGTCCTCAATGATATTTATTTTAACTTTGTTACTAGATATTCCGTCAGCTTCAATCCAAAGATATGCTGTGCCGGTAGCTTTAGTTTCAACGAATAGTTCATCGTCTTTAAATGTTAAAATTGCTAAATCTTTATCTGATGAGTTTAATTTGAAATCAGTATTTTTATTTTCATTCGGGCTGACTGTATAATTAAGTTTAACTGTTGAATCAATTGTGATATCGTCTTTTTGCTCAGCGATAACTATACTTTCTATTTTATCTTTTTTTGATTCTGTTTTTTCAGAAGAATTTAACAGTCCAATAAAATATAATGAGAATAATGCAGATAGTACAATTTTAGTTTTCTTTGACCAAGTTGTTTTCTTCCATAAAAGATATAATCCAATTGGTAGAAACACAATTAAGAATATGATAGTTAAAACATTATAAAGTGCTTTTTTGTTTTTATCATTACCGTTATTATTGCTGTTTGATATTTTAAAATCATTTGGTTCTTTAGTTTTATTTTTCTTCCCTTTTGATTCTGAAACATAACTAATACCAGTTCCCGGAATAGAGAATGTGGATCTATTTCTGCCATTTGCTGTTTTGGTAAATCTAACTCCTTTACCACCAACGCTATATCCTATGCCTGATTTACTGAAATTAACTCTAAATGGACCTTTGCTAATACTTTTTCTAAATCTTAATCCCATAAGTTGTTTTCCTCGATTCTGTCATAATTGATTTATTTGTTAAATTTTAAACTATCCTTGTGAGTTTTGGATTTTTTATTCCTCAATAGATAAAGATTGCCGATATTCTTCTGCCAACATAGTTTCATTAAAGTCAGCAGCGGGGTCTTCTTGGAAAACAAAATCTTTTATCGTATCTATATCTACTTTGAAAAATTCCTTTCTTACATTTATTTTATTTAATCTGTATTTATCTAATAAATGATGTAATTTAGATTCTAAAGCTACCGCATCTTCCGAGAAAATCATTGCGTGTACGTCAAAAGAGAATGGTACTGAGGCATCCCCTAGTTCCCTAACTCTATCCATTGGTTCTAATCTTCTTGTCATACCTACTTTAAATACATCTTCACCAAAAGAACCAAGATTTGAAATTACATAAACATTACCGGCTTTACCATTTTGTCTATTGATAATTTCTTCTTTTTTATCTTCAACCTTAGCAAGCATAGCCTCTAAGTCCTTAATTTTATCTAAATATTTTTGAATCATATTATTATCCTGAGTTTTAGATAATAATTCTTTGACGTTATCCATTTCGGTTTGGTATTTAGATTCTTCTTTTTCCACTTGTTTTCGTTGTTGCTCGAGTATTCTTCTTTCTTCTGCTTCTTGTCTTATTTGTTCTCTTATTGCGGCTTGTTCAGCTTTTTGACGTTCTTTTTGAACATAATATTCATATTCAATGTTTATTGCATTCTTAAATAATATTTCAAGTTCACTTATAAATTTTGAAATAGTTTTAGCTATTGATTGATTTCCGTTAGAAGAAATATAACGGTATTTTTCACATATATCATGGATATAGTCAATAGATACATTTTCTTTTTCATATTTTAAGTTATATAGAGTATTTTGTAGTTCAGCTTTAAGTCCAATAACCATTAGCTGATAAATGGTTTGATTTGCTTTAGTGGTATATCTTGATTTGTATTGTTCTAAAAGCATAGAAATGAGTTTCTCATTTTCTTTATATTTTTTTCTTAACTCTTTCATGTTGAAGCAATTAAGTTTTAATTCTATGTTTGGTTCTAAATCAGCATATTTAACCGCTAGAATATCTTCAATTACTTGCTCATCGTCATATTCATGATATTTTCTGATAGCTTCTTGAATATCTTTTGAATATTTCTTTAGATTTTTTGTCTTTTCTTTTAGATTATTAAATGTAGTTTCTTGTTTTTCTCTTTTTTGGATTGTTTCAGCAAGAGTAATTTTGCTTATCTCGGTTTGCTCATATAAATATTGAATATCATTTTGATACTCATTTTTAGTTTTGAGCAATAAAGCTATTTCTTCTTTCGTTTCATTCAAGAAATTTGTTGCTGTTTGACAATCAGTAATTTTGTTATCATTCATGAATTTAATGTTTTCTTCTAGGCGTTTATTCAAAACAGATATTTGATTTTCTAAATCTTCTTTAGTTGCTTCTAGTTCGGCAATCCGTTTCAGTTCTTTTTTGTTAAATAATCCCATAATTTTTCTCCCTGTTTAAATCACAAAAATAATCTGCTATTAAGAGTAATCTTTAATAGCTTTTTTTAAAATTCCAATAACCCTAAAATTCGTATTATTCAAATCTATTACAGTAGTTTTTGTTAATTCATTTTTTCTTTTATTTTTAATGTTTCTCTATATTGATCAGCATCTGCTATTTTATTAAATTCGATTAAGCTGTCATGATTTTCTTTAACAACTTTTTCAATTTCATCCAAAGAAACTTTAAAAAATTCTTTTCTTCCATTTATCATATTTACTTTTCTATTTTCAAATGCCTTGTGTAGTGCATTTTCAAGTTTTGGCGCATCATCACTAAATATCATAGCATGTACATCAAATCTGAACGGAACAGATGCATCACCTAGTTCATCAATTCTATCCTGTGGTTCTAACCGTCTAGTCATGCCTATTTTATATACATCTTCTCCAAATGCCCCTATATTTGAAATAACATACACGTAGCCGGCTCTTTGATTTGCTTCTCTATAATCTATATCTTCATAATTTTTTGATATTTCAGCTAATTTGTCATCAATTTGTTTTATTTTTTCTTTAAGTTCAACTGCTTCATTTCCATCTGAGTTTGCAAGTTGATGTAATAAATTTTCTTTTGCATTTTCATAATGTTTTTGTTCTTTAGCAATATTTTTTCTTGCCTCTTGTATTTCTTTTTGTAATTTCGCTTGTTCTCTTTCTTCTTCTCGAGCAGCTCTTATTGCATCTTTTTCTTCTTGTTTTTTACAATTATATTCATGAACAAGATATAATTCATTTACCTTTAATTGTAAGTAATTAGATGTGATCGAAATTTTGTTTCTTTTATTTAACTTATCCAATGCTGAAGCACTTTTGTGGATTTTATCTTTAATTTTATCAACATTATTAAATTTAGCTTTTGAAATCAATACATCACATTCACTGTTAAACGCTCTAAGGTATAACTTCATGTTATCGTTATTCATAGCTGCACCTTTTGCTAAACTGCCATCAAGTTGCCATTTATCAGAATAGTTTAATGCCTTTTTCTGCTTTATTAAAAGTTTTTGTTGATCTCTCACAGCTTTTATTCTATCAGCATATTCTTCACTAGACATGCAATCATATTTAGGCGTATAAATTGACCATTCAGTCATCATTTCTAAATCATCATCTATTTTAGCAATCATTTTTTCCTTATAGGCGATAGTTTTAGTTAATTCGTTAATATTTTCTTCCAAAGAATTATTCTCTTTTAGAAGCATTTGATTTTGCTCTTTTCTTTGTGCAATTTCTTTTTGAATTTCTGCATAGTCTTTTGCTCCTAAATAATTCAATTGTTCTTTAAGGCTTTGGATTTCTTGTTCTAATTCGTTTATTCTGGCTAATTCCTTTTTGTTAAATAATCCCATGTTTTTTCTCCTGTTTATATTACATCACTTTGAAAAGCAACGGCTTTACCTAATACTCTTACTTGTTCCAATTCTTCACTTCTATATTCCAAGTCTTTAAACTTTGGATTTTCTGCTTTTAAAATTAACAAATTAGCTTCTTTGTAATAATAAAATCTCTTTAATGTTGCTTCATCATCAATCAATACAACCGCTATTTCGCCATTTGAAACGGTGGGTTGTTTTTTAATAAAAACAATATCACCATCATTTATCCTAGCGTTTATCATACTATCACCTTTGCATTTTAAACAAAAATCTGCATCAACGTCAGTTCCTGCCATAATGTAACTCTCTCTGTCCTCATCAGCAAATATAGGTTCGCCACATGCTACAGTTCCTAGTAGGGGAAATTTTTTCTTTTCTATGGGGTATATATTGTTCAAAGCTAAATAATCTTCGTCATTTTCAATACCTAATTCTCTATATCGATTTCTGATATTTGTCTTACCTAATAAATAATTCATATCGACATTGAAATAATCGGCTATTTGATCTAGTATTTCATATTTTGGCATACGACCACCGTTTTCGTACATTCCAATTGTACTGTACCCAAGCCCCAACTCATCTGCCAATTCTTTTTGTGAAAGAGCTTTTTCTTCTCTAAGCCCTTTTAATACTTCTTTGAAAGCTCTCATGTTAATCACCACCCAAATGTATAATAACACATAATGTGAGAAAAATAAAGGAAAAAATCACGAAACGTGTTGACAAACATATCATAAGTGTTATAATACAGGTGTACTCACGGAATGCGAGTGGTAAGAAAGGAGGGAATTGAAATGCCGACAAATAAAGAAATTGGTTTACGAATAAAAAGATTAAGAGAATCTAAAAAACTATCACAAGAAGATTTATCAAAATCTTTAAATGTATCGAATTCTACAATTTCAATGTACGAAAGAGGAGAAAGAGTGCCAAGAGACGAAAACAAAATTAAAATCGCATCATTTTTTGAAGTCACAGTTAGTTCTATTTTTTTTGATGACACACTCACAAAATGCGAGTGTGATAATTAGTAATATTCTATTTTTAAAACAGATTAGGGGGTAATACCATGCATAAAGAAACTATGTTTCTAATAGAGGGGCAACAATATCAAGTTGTAGTGTCTTTCGAATTATCTTATGATGACTGGTTACAAATTCAAAAGACACGGTCGTGGAAAAAGTTAAGTCGTGCCCTTGAGGAAAAGCAAAATAAATATAACAAGAATTGCCACCGTATGAAGGGATATTGATAGGATAAGGCTCGTTATAGTATTCAGTGTATCTGAGTATTTCTCCGTTTTTTTTAAATATATTTTTTCCAATAACTCTAGGAATTTTGTGTGAGAAAAATTTTTGATTACCAACAATTAGACGAACATCAATTATATTTAAAGGTAAAGTAGATTGATTGACGAAAGAAACGTATAGAATTAACGCTTTATCATTCATATGTTTGCCAAAAATCTGAACATCTAGTTTTTCTCTATGTGTTATCAAAAAATAAATTGCATTACACAATGTTCCTAAAAAACCAATTATAGATAACAAGAAAGTTATATTTTCCTTTGTTAGATATTCCAACGTTTTATTCACCTCCCTTTCTGTATTAAATTTTCAACACTGGGGAGTATTGATAAAGCTATTATAGCTAGATGAGGTGTCAAAAATCAACAATATTATCATTTTGAAAGGGGGATACTGGTGTTTAAACATTACATTACGAAATATGAAGAAAACGGCGATTTGTTTGTGGAATCGTGGATTCAAATCAATTTTATTGGGCATACATGGTGCTTTTCAAGAAGAAAAATAAAAATTCCCAAGCGATAATCTGCCTGGGAAGTAAGTTTAGATTTTCTGCCATTTTCTTCCTTTTTCTTGAGTTGGTGGTAATCTATCACCAGAGTCTATTTTGACAGTTCTAGGCTTCGGTACTTCTCCACCACGTGGACCAACTTCACGATATTTACCTGGTTTTTGGTTGTCGGTTCCAGGTTTAATTAACTTTGGCATCGTGTTCACCTCCTTTCGAGGTAATTATAGCATGATGTTATGTTTTATTCAAAATCAGATTAGGAGGGATAAACGTGCAACGTATATTTGGATTTCTATATGTTTTGTGGATGATTGGTTTTGTATTGATGTTGCTTAATTTTAACAAAAAAGGCTATTCCAAATATCAAGCAGTAACAGTCATGTTAGTAATTGCTCAATGGGTGGTAATTCTAATTCAGGTGCTTTGGGGCAATTTTATAGATTGACAAGTAAGGAGTGGTGAAATGGAATTAGACTTCAAAAAATTAAAAGCAAGGATCGTTGAATACTACGGTACACAAAGAGCATTTTCGAAAGAACTGCCGATGAGTGAGAACATGCTGTCATTAAGAATGACAGGCAAGGTTCAATTTACCGTTGAAGAAATCCTATACATTTCTAAACTATTAGCAATTCCAACTGATGAAATAGGAATCTATTTCTTTAAAGAGAAATAGGGCAAAAGATACCCTATCAAGTACCTATCGCCCTATAAGAGGGAGAGTATGTAAGCAATAAGTTTCTCAAATACGACTGATAAGAAACTATTGGAAAGGGAGCCTCTTAAAGAAGATTTAGAAACTTTGCTTTCATACTCAAGCGAAAAGCCTTTATAAATGATTTTGACTTTTCTTATTAAATCACCCCCTAAACATGATTTTATCACGTTGTAGGAGTAAAAAACAATTAAAAATTATTTAGAGGAGTGATTAGATGGAAAATCTATTTTTAAAAAACAAAGAAGGGAAAATATTAAAAGTTTCTGTTATTTGTATGTGTGTTGAGTGTCAAAGAAGGGGTATGCCTGAATTAGTTCTAGAAGATATGAATGGACAGTATGCTGATTACATTAAGGTAAGCGATTTGTTCAACGGTGAATATCTTTTAAGCAAAGATTTCTATAGTTTGTAAAGGGGGTGAGGAGATGGAAGAATTAAAGATGTTTAACACCGAGGAAGTATCGAAAATGTTAAACATGCGAGTTGATCTCGTTAGAGATTTAAGAAAAATTGGTGTCCTAGAAGCAATAAGGACCGGACAAAGCTATATGTTTTCACGAGAAGCAATTCTTGAGTTTCAAAGAGATTACAAAGGCAAAGACGTTTCGAACGTCAAGAACGCCGTAATCGCCATGAATGAAGTAATGAAAAAAAAGTTGCTTGTTCCAGCAAGCAACTCAAAATGAAATTATCCTATAAAATTTCATCTTTATTATAGATGAAATTAAGTAAAAAGTCTATTAAAAAATGGGAAAGTATAAAACGATTCTAAATTGTGGTTAGAAGCGTTAGGTAAAACTATTTTTCCATATTCATTGAAGGAGTGAAAATAGTATGACAGAAATAGAATGTGCAGTACAAGGAATTAAGTTAGGCATGTGTATCATGGGGCTTATTGTGGTTTGTGCATTTGCACTGAAAGAAGTCTTAGATGAGTTCAAGAAGCCCATTGATCGCAAGGCACAGCAAGAACGCTTAGCCTATTTAGAAGCTAAACGTCAGCGTTGGGAAGATTACTTCCTAGAAAAGAAATTCAAATAAATTAAATAAAGAGTTCGTACCCTCAAGGCAGTACATCATTCATGTGCATAGACTAATTATTATTATCATCATTAAAAACGATGTGGATAGTGTGATGTGATACATAAAAAGCATAATTTCGTACATTGATTTTTGACTCCCTTCAAATAATGCATTGAGTGGTGTATTGCTTTGAGGGTACGAGCAGACAAGGAGAAGAAAAAATGAACAAAACAGAATTGATTACAGAAGTTTTAAATTTATACGATGTTATCGGAGCATTAAAGAACCAAAATGAAAAATTAGCATTGAATCAGCTTCCAAGCAATAGCGTGGCTGAACAAAATATTTCATTTATCGATAAGACGATGATTGAAGTTGGAAAGAAAACAGTTCTTGAGGATGTTCTTTATTCATGGAGAGAAGTAAATGTTAAATATGATGATGAAACGAACACATATAAAGCTACATCGTTTGAAAATTGGATTGAAAAGAAAATCAATAAATCATATATTCCTTCTTATATTTCGTATGATGGATTTTTAAGTTATTTCCATAATGATTTAGAAAAAATGTATGCGAAAGAAAAAGAAGTAGCACTAGCAAAAGCTAAAAAAGAGGATGAAGAAAATGAATAACTTTGATAAAGCCATAGATGAATGGCTAACACGTGAGTATATGGGAATGAGGGAATGTGTTTTCGGAATGGAAGAAGATACAGAACTTGAAGAGGAGGATGAAGATTATGACGATTACATTTGAAGATATTAAAAGTGCTAACGAAACACTTAGCACAACATCAATCAAAGGTAAAGAATATGTTGAAGTCAATCAGCGAATTAAGGCTTTTAGAATGGTTTTCCCTTTGGGGTCAATCGAAACTAATATTGTATCAATGGTAAATGGTGTTGTAACAATGAAAGCAAGTATTAAAGATGGAGTTGGAAATCTTATCGGTACAGGATATGCACAGGAAAAAGAAAGCAGTAGTTTTATTAACAAAACAAGCTTCATCGAGAACTGTGAAACATCAGCAGTTGGGCGAGCTTTAGGCATGTGTGGATTCGGAATTGATACTAGTATATGCAGTGCCGAAGAACTAACAAATGCATTAGAAAATCAAAACAGTCAAACAAAAGAAAATCAAAACAATCACGCAAAAAAAACAACAAACAGTGAGCTGAATAACCAACCTGCTGTAAACTTTACAGATGAGCAAATCAAAAGAATTATGATTGATAATGCTACATTAAAGTCAACATTGGAAAGTTATCACGTTCAATTTCGAGAAGATGATGGAGATATGGGAAGGACTAATAATGATGTCATCTGTCGTAAAGCCGGAGTACCAACACAGAACATTCTTGAATTAACACCGGAGCAGGTTTTGTCTCTAAACAAAGAATATGAAAGAATTATCATGAAAAAGAGGAGCATAAATAATGGATAATTTAACACGTATTAACGCAGTGATCGGAGAGGTAGAAAGCCTCTCTATCACTTGCGATGCAGAATTGGAAAATGCTAACAGATTAGCCAAAGAATTTAAGAAAGAAATCAAAGCAATCAAAGACGAATATAAAGACGAGATTGCGCAATATCACAAATTGCATAAAGAAGCTAAGGCAAAGGAAAAAAAAGCCCTAGAGCCTATAAATAAAGCTTATGATGTCTTAAGCAAAGCTATAGGTATTTATATGCGTGATAGAGAAAAGCGCATGCTAGAGCTTAGAAAAGCCGAGGAAGAACTGTTCGGAGAGGCAATGCCTGAAAAAAAGCTAGACCTCGGTGGTACGCATGTTAAAAAGACATGGAAAGCAAGAGTTATTGACCCTGACAAAGTACCTGATAAATGGGGTAATCATAGATTAAAAATTGTTGATGAAGCTAAGCTAAATGAAATTGCTAGATTTGAAAAAGGCAATGCTCAAATTGAAGGTGTGGAGTTCTACCTAGAAGAAACCACGATTATTCGAAATGGCTAAATTGCATAAGCTAAGGGGTAGATATATTTTAGAAGGCTACCACCTTAGCAATGTAAATGAAATGTATTTAGAAGCGAATAGAAACAACTTTCTTGAAGTTGATGTTAAGGTGTTGGATAACCGACATATAACAGATCAACAAAGGCGCTTTATCTTTGCTCTGTGCGGCGAAATATCATATTACACGGGCGAAGATAGTGAGTATATCAGATTGTTATTACAGCAGTACAACGCCAATTTAAGAGACATTGAAGTTATGTCATTGTCAAGTTGTGATATGACCTATGCAAATGGCTTAATTGATACCATTATTGATTATTGTATTGATAAGGAGATTCCTATAAGTGGTGATGTCATCAATGAACATAAATATCAATTCAATATCCATCAAGTCTATATGATGTGCTTAAAACGTATATGCGTTATTTGTGGTGCTAGGGCGGACATTCACCATGTAGACCATATTGGTATGGGGGCGAATAGAAAAACAGTATCGCATGTAGGAAAAAGGGCGCTACCATTATGTCGCAAACATCACACGGAATGTCATAATACTGGTGAAGAAAAGTTCATATCAATGTATCATTTGATACCGATAAAGATTGATAAAAAGATGGAGTATTTCATCAAAAAAGGTAAAATAAAATACTTTGACGAGAGGTGATATAAATGGTTATAAACAAGGTTAATTTGAATGAATGGAAAACGCTTAAAGAGATACAGCTTGAACTTCAAATCATAGGAATAAATAAAAGCTCAAGAGAAATCAGACGTGAGTTTGAAGCCCATAATGATGACTTTAGAAGTGGATTAGTAGACACCTATATTTGTCATTCGTGCAGATATCCAAGTGGTTATAAAATGTCAAGAAATCATGATGAAATTATGAACAGTATCGAAGATAATCGTAAACGTGGTATTGAACAATTAAGAGATTATAGGGATACTGTGAGAGCTTTGAAAAGGTTGTCAAAATGAGCGAGCAGGGCTTTATTAAGCTACCTAGAGCGATACAAAATTGGGAATGGTACGATGAACCGAATACAGCTCATTTATATATCACACTCATGTTAATGGCTAATCACGAGGATAAAAAATGGCGTGGTGAAGTCATTAAAAGAGGCACTTTGGTTAGTTCTTTATCATCTCTAAGCGCTAAAACAGGGCTATCAGTTATGCAAGTAAGAACCTGCTTAAAAAACTTGCAAAAAAGCGGTGATATAACAAGCAAAACAACAAACAAAAATACGCTTATAATCGTTACAAATTACAATTTATGGCAAGATGATAACAAACAAATAACACACCGCTCAACAAACGAGCAACAAACGAGCAACAAACAAATAACAACAAACAAGAATGATAAGAATGTAAAGAATGATAAGAATGAAAGAATAAAAGATATTGTCGAGAAGGTCATCGACTATCTCAATCATTCGGTAGGAAAGCATTATAAACCGGGTTCTAAAAACTGCCAAAAGTATATAACCGCTAGATTAAATGAAGGGCACAAGCTAGAGGATTTTCAAAGGGTAATAGATATCAAATGCAGAGAGTGGCTAAACAATGAAAAAATGGCTACCTACTTAAGACCCGAAACATTGTTCGGTACAAAGTTTGAAAGTTATTTGCAGCAAGCATTGAAAGACGAACATAAGCATTTGGTAGAGAAAGAAGCCGAGGACTATATCGAATTTTAGAGGTGATTAAAAATGCAAAGTTTAAAAAGTTATATTAGTGCTGATCCACGTGTAGGATTCAAAAAAGAAGTTGTATGCTCTCAATGTGGTGGGATGCATAAAGACATCTACGATAAGCAAGGAGTGTTTCTCTATTCAACGCCTTGTGAATGTGAAGAGGTCAATGAACGTGAAATACGCAGTCAAGAATTGTCAGAGTTGTTGTACGTAGATATCGCCATTGAAAATAATCGAAGTAAGAGCGGTCTGACTAAAACGGAACTAACAAAACTCCAAGATAACTATAACATTGACAAGTCAAACAAAGATATCTATCACCAAGTGATTGACTGGGTAGCAGAGTTTAGTCAAGATACAAAGCGTGGCTTCTTGTTCATTGGAAAACCGGGTACAGGAAAGACAAGACTAGCCCTAGAAATAGCTGAAAAGCTATTAGCTAAAGGGGTTAGGGTATATTTCACCACTGCGCAGCGGTACATGAATGATGTCAAGAAAGGCTTTGATGCAGATGTACCGGATGTCAGAATGTTAGCAAATAATGCAACAGTGCTGATACTGGATGACATAGGGGCAGAAAGAGGCACAGCTTTTGAGAAAGCCGAAATCCTAGAGCTTATCAACTCTAGAGCAGGCGTAAAACCAACGATTATTACTTCTAACTTGAATAAAGAGGATTTAGGTATATTTTATCGTGGTGATAGCAAAAACGCTAAATTAGACCAAAAAACAGCCGATAGGATTGTGTCAAGGATTGTTGATTGCTCTGAAAAGATATTCCATTTCGATGGTACTGACAGAAGAATTATCAAGTACAAGCAGCGAGAAAGCGGGGTTGAAAATGGAGTGTAAGAAAGAAATAAAGATAGAACTTTATAACGATCACTTCGAAAATGCTAAACGTTATCAGATACCAAGAGCGCAGTTAATCATTGCGGATATTCCGTATAACATCGGTATCAATGCCTATGGTTCACGTTCTGATTGGTATATTGGCGGTGATAACAAAAATGGCGAGAGTGAAAAAGCAGGTAAATCTTTCTTTGACACTGACAATGATTTTAAAATCTATAACTTCTTTCAATTCTGTACTAGGCTTCTCAAGAAAGAGCCAAAAGAAACAGGACAAGCACCATGTATGATTATATTCTGTTCTTGGCAGCAGTTAAATGAAATTAAAGAATATGCTAAGAAGTTCGGGTTTAAACACGCACAGCCATTATTCTTTATTAAAAAATCATCTTCACAGGTGTTAAAGGCGAATATGCGCATTTGTGGTGCAACCGAAGTCGCATTGGTGTTGTATCGTGATAAACTCCCGAAATTCAATAACAAGGGCAGAATGATTTTAGACCATTTTGATTGGGATAGGAGCGGTAATTACCCTAAAATCCATCCTACACAAAAACCGGTTGAAGTTTTAAAACAACTGATAGAAATTTACACTGATATTGGGGATGTAGTGATTGATCCGGTAGCAGGGAGTGCAACAACGTTAAGGGCGTGTGCTGAATTAAATAGAAGTTGCTATGGATTTGAAATTAAAAAGAAGTTTTACAAAGAAGCAAAAGAAAAAATGTTATCAAATGTCAATATGACATTAGAAATTTAAAAAACTAAAGAAAGGAAACGGTTGTGCGCACATAAAATCATGGTTTCCTTTTGGTTAAGAAATGAATCAAATAAACTTATTTGAAATACTGTTTGAGCCATACAAAATAACAAAATATATCAGGTTAATAGAATTGTTTGCCGGCATTGGCTCGCAGGCGAAAGCCTTAGAAAGATTAAATGTTGATTTTCAACATTACAAAGTAGTTGAATTTGATAAGTATGCAATCAAGTCATACAACGCAATTCATGATACAAATTTTGAAACAAGTGATATAACACTAATTCACGCAAAAGATTTAGAAATCGTTGAAACAGATAAGTATGAATACATCATGACATATTCATTCCCTTGTCAGGATTTATCGCTTGCAGGAAAACAAAGAGGAATGAAAAAGGGCAGTGGAACACGTTCAGGACTTTTATGGGAGGTCGAAAGGCTTCTTGATGAATGTGTTGAAACGAATGGTAATTTACCACAAGTTTTATTGATGGAAAATGTCCCTGAAGTTATAGGTTCAAAAAATATCGAACACTTTCAGGAATGGGAAAGAAAACTTGAATCATTTGGATATAGAAATTATTGTCAGGTATTAAACGCAAAGAACTATGGCATCCCACAAAATAGAAAAAGATGCTTTATGATTAGTATTCTTGGTGATTACTATTATGAGTTTCCAAAACCTTTTGAACTCAAATTGAGATTGAAGGATATGTTAGAAGATGTGGCTGACGAAAAATATTATTTATCACAAAAAATGATTGAGAGTTTTAATCATCATGCCGAAAGACACCGTAATAGAGGGAATGGCTTCGGTTGGAAACCAACACAAGGGGAAGGAATAGCGAATGCACTCACAGCTAGCGCAAATTGCCGATCTTCAGACAATTTTATTAAAGTATTAGGGACTGTAAATATCGGAAACAATGAATCTAACAACAGAATATATGCCGTTGATGGCATATCCCCTACCTTAAACACTTGTCAAGGTGGGAATAGACAAGTTAAGGTTTTGATTCCTGAAAAAACAAAAAGAGGATATAAAGAAGCCTATGAAGGAGATGGTGTTTATATCAATCGACCACATCAAAAAAGAGGAACTGTTCAAAATGGTATGATACAAACACTGAAAACAAGTGGCAATGATGTTGGTGTAGCTGTTAGTGAACCCAAAATAATTGATGATGCACAAGGGTTTGATGGTGTAAGAGAATACGAAAGCTATTCTCCAACACTTAGAGCTACTAGAAGCGGTTTGAAAGTGGAACACAATTTACGTATCAGAAAATTAACCCCACTCGAACGTTGGCGCTTGATGGGTTTTGATGATGAAGATTTTTACAAAGCTGAAAAAGTAAATTCAAACACACAACTGTATAAACAAGCTGGAAACTCAATCGTTGTAAATGTGTTAGAAGAAATATTAAAAAAATTATTTTAAGAAAAGAGGGGAAATTAAAATGACAAATGAAGAAAGAATTGAAAAATTTAAAAATGAGAATGTTGCAGTAAACTGCAAAACAGAGGAAGAAGCAAGAAAATTTATTGAATGGTGCTATGAAAATGGATTTGAGTGGGATATTTCTAAACCAGGTGTAACGCATTTTTATTACTACGAAGATAAAACTTGTTATACTTTTAATTTTTGTGACTGTGAACACTTGGGATATGGCACTAAAAGTTTTCATAAAAGAGAAGGCTATGAAGTCATTAAATATAAAGACTTCATGAAAGAAAATAAAATGACTAATTTAGAAGCAGTTGCTTCTAAAGGTTTAATCAGAGATAGATATGCATTATGTCACACCGCTCATATTTGCAAATATAGTGTTGGTTGCGAGGCAAAAAGATATGATTGTTCTAAATGCGAATTTAATGATAATGTAAATTTATGTGTTAAAACATTGCTTGAAGAATACAAAAAGCCTATCAAATTAACAAGGTTTGAGTTTGATTAC